GGAAACAAGGTCGTTGTTGAGTATTTGTCTGTTGCTGGTGCGGATGCGAACTTTGCTGAAGTGTTTGAACCAGTTTCAGCCATTGCAAATGTCGCCCCCAATATTAACCAAGTTCCAACGGTCACAACAGAATCGAGAAGTTCTGGTGGATCTGATAAAGAAAGTGCAGAATCTATTCGTAAAAATGCACCTTTCCAATATGCATCACAGAACCGAATGGTTACTCATTCTGACTATTCTTCTTTAGTACTACGTAACTTCTCTTCCTTAATTAAAGATATCAAAACATGGGGAGGAGAAGATAATATTGTAAAAGAGTATGGTTGTGTTTACATGTCTGTCTTATTTAATTCTGACATACCACAAGTAACTGTTGATACGACTAAAACTGCTATATTAGACTTAGCTGAACAACTGTCTATCGCTTCTTTTGATTTAAAGTTTTCTGACCCAGTTAAAACATTTGTTGAACTTGACACCAAATTCCAATTTAACGAAAGGTTGACTTCGTTAACATTGAACACAATTACAGCACAAGTTCAGGATACTATACGTAATTATTTTATCGATAACACAGGTAAGTTTGACTTGGCGTTCAGACGTTCTAACTTACTAACGTTAGTAGATGATGTATCTACTGCTGTTTTATCTTCACGTAGCGAAGTTAAAATGCAACAAAGAATTACACCTATATTGGGTGGCAAATATGACTACAAATTAAAATTCCCAGTTGAAATTGCTATTCAAGATGATGATCAGTACATTGTTTCATCAACCAACTTTACACTAGATGGCGTTAGTTGTAAAATAAGAAATAAATTAAGTAGCAACACTCTCGAAATAGTTAATCTACAAGATAACAGAGTGTTAGTTGATAACGTGGGTTATTATAACACTAACGGCGACTTGCACTTAGTTGGGTTTCAGGCCGATAGGTTGACAGCTGGACAGACACAAATTAAAATTTCAGTTGTTGCTGCTAATCAATCTGCGATTATTCCTACTCGGAATGATGTTTTGGAATTTGATGAGGCTGCCTCTCAGATAACTGGCGTACTAACCACAGCGACTAACTAATGAATATAAATGGACATCACGACAAGACGTTACACGACTTAGGTCGGAGGGAGTTAAACCTTCGTCACTATAAGGTTGAGGAAGTACTTCCAGGCCACATTGTCCAAAATTATCCGAAGTTAGTAGCATTATTAGAAGCGTACTTCCATTTTGAAGATCAAGGTGCATCACCGACTGATCTTTTGAATGAATTGTTTACGTTAAGAGATATTACACAAACAGATATAGATCTGTTGTCTTTCCTTGAAGACGAGTTACTGTTAGGTCAGTCTTACTTCGAAGGATTCCAAGATAAAAGAGAGGCAGCAAAGTACTCGAATACATTGTACCGATCAAAGGGTACTAAGTATTCTATACAACAGTTCTTCCGTACATTCTTTGGTATAGATCCAGATGTAGTTTACACAAAACATAATGTGTTTAAACTAAATGAGTCTGAAGTCGGCCCATCTTCTCAGAGATATATTACAGACGACAAGTTATATCAAACATATGCGATTCAGGTGAAGAGTGAATTATCTATATCGGAATGGAGAGAAATTTATAAACTATTTGTTCATCCTGCTGGTATGTACTTGGGGTCTCAAGTACAATTACAGGGAGTGGTTGACATTGACTTCGAAATACAACCACCTCCTGGCTTATTAGATATTCCACCACAAGAAGTGGAATGTATTGCAGATATGCCTCAGTTTGCATTCTCTGCTCACACTGCATTGTTCGATGTCCCAATGGATCATTTAGGCGGAGACGAAATGGAATTTAGAACAACTATGGGTAACGCTAATACTGCACCAAATGCTGGTAATGATGTTGGTGATTATGCAGATAGAACCATTGATGAGGTACATGGACTACAAAGTAACATACTAGAATTATTAGAACCTAATTCACCGACATTCGATGAACATGATGACGACAGTGGATCATCAATGGGTCTATCAAGTCTAGAGACAATTGATCAGGATCAGTGGACTTGGCAGAATCGTGTTCGATCTGATGCGGACAACACATATATGCAGAATCATCCTAAAGGGCCGTCAACAGGCGACTCAGACGGTGAACTAACATTAGAAGAAATTATGAATAGTCTAGATTAAACGCTAGGTTAAAACGTATAAATAGAATCATAGAACTTTTAGGTAAAGGTTAATGACAAAACAAGTATTAAATAGAGGAACAATCGCAAACGATGGTACAGGAGATACTCTCCGTACTGCTGGTTTGAAGATAAATGCCAACTTTGATGAACTATATCAGTTCCTTGGTGGGAAGACTGACGGAACATTATCTAATGAAATATCATTAGAAGATGATGCGGTTGTTTTTGAGGGATCGTCAACTGATCAACACGAAGTTAGATTGAAGGCTGCGAACGCAACTGCGGATCGTATCCTTACACTTCCAGATGCAAACGGTGAGTTTGTACTTACGATTGCGACTCAGACATTGACCAACAAAACACTTACTAGTCCTGTAGTCTCTGATCTGACAATCACTGATGGTGGCGCTAATCATCAATATTCTTTAGTTGCAGCTGACATAGCTGCGAACAGAAACATAAACTTACCACTACTAACAGATAGTGATGAGTTTACTTTTAATGATCATACACAGACATTAACTAATAAAACTTTAACCACACCAGTTATTTCTACGCCTCGTATTACTGGCAGTATAAATGATAATGCTAATAACGAACTTATTGTATTAACAGGTGTTAGTTCTCCACAGAACCACATAGAAATTGTAAATGCGGCTGATGATACCAACCCACAGATAAAAGCGGTAGGTGATGATGCTAACATTAACCTAGAGTTACACGCTAAAGGAACTGGTGGTATTGCGATTGAAGACAAACTTGTGTTAGGGTCTCAACAGTTAACTTCAAGTCCAGGCGTTGTTGATCTGAATAAACCAGTAACATTCCTCAACATCGGAACTGGCAGTAAGACTTGTACATTAGCAAATGGTGTAGAAGATGGTGAGGTAAAACATATTATCAACAGAAATGGTGCTACTTGGACTTTGACCATCACTGGTAATGATGCAGCTGCAGATACGGTCTCATTACCACCACGTGCAAGTATATCTTTAATATATTCACTTAATGCGACAGAATGGTACGTAATTTCAAACAACGGCGCAACGATTTCATAGGAAAAGTAAATGAGTGCTATAGTAACAGACAAAATTAAAAAATTATTCATCGAAGATCTGTTTAACGACTTTGATTCAGCAGACGTTAGATACTATGCTGCTATCGGTCGATCAGAACAGTGGAACGAAAATGACACTACTGTTGTACCGACTGTTTCTGACAGAACGGAACGTGACGCTAGAGTTAACATGCAATCAATGAAAAATATCACTGATAAGTCTTTCGTTGTTCCTCGTAGTAACTGGGCGACTGGCGCACAGTATTCGCCTTACGATGACGCTGATGCTGGTTATCCTCTTCAACCTTACTATGTAATGAATAGTAACCAAGAAGTTTACATTTGTTTACAACAAGGTAGAGATGCGAACGGTCAACCATTAAACTCTACTATTCAACCCACAGGTAACACAAACGGTACACCGTTCGAAACTGGGGATGGATATGTCTGGAAATTTATATACTCTATCGGTGCGTTACGTGCATCTAAATTCCTATCATCTTCTTATATGCCTGTACAGTTTGTTGATTCCGATGAAGCTGCATCACCAGATGCAACGGCGGAACAAGTAGAACAACGTGCGGTATTTAACAACGCAAAGCCTGGTCAAATTATCGGTGCTGAGGTTACTGCTGGTGGTTCTGGATACACAAGTACTCCGACCGTTACAGTAGTCGGTGATGGAGTCGGTGCATCACTCATACCGATTATTAGTGGTAATGCACTTGTGAACTTAAAAGTCAAACCAGATTCGGACGGAAACACCACTGGTGGGGATAACAATAACATTTCTTATCGTGGTCAAAACTATAAACGTGCGAACGTGGTTATTACTGGTGGCGGTGGTACTAGTGCAGCTGCACGAATTATTATAGGCCCAGAAAAAGGTTTGGGATCAGACCCAAGAGTTGATCTAAAATCTGGTGCTTGTATGTTCAACGCCAAGATTGACGGTGCTGAAGATGGCGATTTCCTATTAGGTAATGACACTTTCCGTCAGGTTATGTTGATCCGTAATCCTCTAGTTAGAGATTCTGCTAACAGAGAAGATACCCACTTCTTTAAAGAGGCCACAGGTAATTCACTAGATAGAATGACATTAACAAGTGTAAACGGAACTCTTACTGAAGATGTAATCGTTTCAGCAACAAGTGGTACTCCTGTTGCTAAAGCGTATGTTGATACTGTAGATTCAGTAAGTCCTAATGGCGTAAATGCTAGACTACTAGTTCACCAAACTGAGGAAACTGGTTTCTCTTCTTTTGATGGATTATCTATAACAGATCCTAGTGGTAACACCGCTGATGTCAATTCTTATATAAGAGGTGAAGTTGATCCCCTATCTGGGGAACTCCTATATATTGATAACAGAGCGGCAGTTGATCGTTCAGCAGAACAAACAGAAGATTTAAAAATCGTAATACAACTCTAAGGTAATATAGAAAATGCCA